TGATTCGTAATCAGTAGGTCCACAGTTCGATTCTGTGCGCCGGCACCATTCTAAGCGATTGAAAATCAAAGTAAATTCTGTCCTATTCCGCCGCGCATTGCCAGTCCGCGGTTTCCTCCTGACAGGACATTGACAGGACGGCCGCCGTGGCGGGGATACCGCTGCTGGCGCGGCCTCTCACGCCCGGAAGGGAAACTAGGTGATATGCATCGGTCCCGGTGCTCGCCCGCATCCATCATGTAGGCGGCACAACGGCAAATGGCCGCCTTAAGGCGGCCATTGGAGAAAGACCACAAAAAGCCTCTATTTTTAATTCAGGTGTAGGGGCGCCCGCCGACGTACCCCGCCGATCGCGCTCGCAGACAATGTCTCAGCCGTCCACTCCGAGTAGGGCCTGTCTTCCTTCCTGCTTTGTTCCTCGAGAAGAGTGGACACACTGTTCCGTATCTTACCGATCTCCTTGCGGGCATCTTTCAGGAGCTGATCCTGAGTTTTGATCAGGCGTTCCTGCGCTTTCAGCAGCTTGTTTATCTCCGTCCGCTCAGCACGCTTTGCAGCGACTAAAGCGCCAGGTGGGGGAATTTCACGGTTCAAGCGCCTGGCTTCGTCGAGCCATTCCTGAATCGCACTATGTAGTTCGGCGATCGCCGCTTCGGGGGTTTCCCCGTCTGCGATACAGCCCTTGAGGTCGGGCGCCATGGCGATAAAGCCCCCGCCGTCCTCATCGCTAAGAGCAGTGACCACCATCGGGTATTCACGGTCGGTCATTGGTGTTCTCCATTTCCTTGGCAGGCTTGAGCGTGGGCGTCAGCTAATCCAATGAAAGATTTTATATAAATAAGCTTAATAGGACGATTGTGGGGTATCACTAAAATTCCATCAAGGTGGGGGCTCGACACCTTATGGTGCGAACCGCGGGTTGGCTTCGTGCATGTCAAGCCCAACTGCCGGCATGCGGTTTCAATGTCAGATATGTCCCATCCCCCTTTTGGGGCCGCCTTCATCTTTGCAACCATCTTCGAGGAACGCATCGGAATCAGCACCGCAGGTGTCAGCGTGGACGCTGTGTGCTGTTCTGCTTCAAGCGGTTTGGGCACCCTGACGCGTCCATAAATGGGGAGGCCGCTTATATGCAACAATGCAACAGAGTGTCCATAGGCGCGGGTCGGGTATGCTCACCTCATATATTGAATTCCACTCGCCCTCGAGGTGGCGCTCGAAAGGCCCTCGTACCTTTCCCTGTGTTACGGGAATTATGAGCGCATGATATTTACGAAAGATTAACGGATATCGTTAATTTCCATCCGCCTCGATTTGAGGCCGCCTCCCCGCACGCTGAACAGATAAATCCGTCGCCGTGCGGAATGTTAATAGCGGGCATGCGGAGAGGCGCGGCACATTGCGGACAGCAGCGGGCTTATCCCGCGCCCGTAGGAGTTTCGCCACCGTGATCCGACATATCAGCCCCGACAACGCCCCGCTTGACGTGAACGCCCTGCCGGCCCGGTTGACGCGTGCAGCGGCGGCGGCGGTCGTAACGCAACACTTTTTTCCCGTATCGCCGCGCACCCTCGAGCGTTGGCCGCTCGCGACGCGCCGAGTTAACGGCAAAGCCTTGATCGAGGCGAAAGACTTGATCGCCCTGGCGCAATCCAAATTGGAAAACGCGCCCGCGCTGGCGTGAGGCCCGGCGTTGGCGGCGCTACCGCCACTTGAACGAAAAACCGCCGGCTTGGGGGCCAGCGGCTGCATTCGTTATTCGATTGGCCTGACACCTATTGAATACCAAATGCGTCGCGGTCCCGCAAGTGTATTTTGCGAGGATACAGAATCATGACGTCAGATTTATTGAGGCATACTGCCGAACGCCGGCTACAACAGGTTATCGTCTTGCCGGGAGATATCCGCGGTCTGTTAAGCGGTGCCGTCGGGGGCGATGAATCCGCGGCATACGTATTGCGGGCCTTGCGTAGCTGCCCGCGACCCCGGGGTTGTGCGATATGCCGCCGCCCAGCTGAAACGCAAACCGACTCCGTGGTCATGGGTTTGCCGATGGCCGATGATTCCACGTCAGCGGCGGTGTTTCTAGTATGCCGGGCGTGCGGCCCTAACCGGGAAATAGTCGAGGCAAAAACTGACCGGGCGTGGCGGCAAATACCAGAATACAGCAGGTCGGTTATTGTCGGCGCGGGATCGAGGGCATGAGCGCCTTATTGGACTCCGCGCTGGAATTGGCCGAGTTGGGGATTCCCGTTTTCCCCCTGAAATCGAACAAACGGCCGTGCCAGGAAGGCGCATTTCACGACGCATCGAGCGACCCGGAAACCGTCCGCCGGCTGTTCGCGGATCCTCTCGCTTCGCTGATCGGCGTTCCGACCGGCGCGGCGTCTGGAATCGATATCCTCGACATTGACCCGAAATCGGGCGGCGACCTGTGGTTACGGGAAAACGAACACCGACTCCCGGCCGCGCGCCGGCACCATACCCGATCGGGCGGCGTTCACCTGTTTTTCGTGCATACCGCCGGTATGGCTAACTCGGCGTCGCGGATCGCGCCAGGAGTCGACGTGCGCGGTGCGGGCGGTTACTTCGTATGGTGGCCCGCCGCCGGTTTCTTTGTGACAGGCGACGCGTGGGCGACCTGGCCCGCGTGGTTGTTGCTTGACGCCCTCCGAAACATAAACCCCAACACGCCCGCCGTGAACGCCGAGGAACTATCGCCGCCGGACGCGGACTCGCTGCTACGCCTGCTGGCGATCATGCCGAACCCGGCGGAAACCACGCGCGACGAATACACATCGGTTAATCTGGCAATCCAGGGGTGCGTGCGGGCGCTCGAGGCGTTGAACCGGCTTGACGACCCGACGCCGATTTACGACGCCGCGGCCGAATGGTCGGCCCGGTGGGACTCCGCCGACGCTGGCGATTTCCAGGCGGAGCGGGCGCGGTGGGACGACGATTGGTCAACCCGTGACCGCGACGTGTCTGGCTGGCGTCACCTGCTGTCGATGGCCGGCAAGCTCGGCGCGGACGTGGCGGCGTTCCGGCTGGCGGACGTGGCGGCGGAATTCGGCGCCCTGCCGGATGAACCTGAAACCCCCGGCGCGGCTCGACCTGCCGCGCTCACGCCCGCACGCGCGCCGGCTGAATTATCCGTGACGGAACCGACCGAGGCGGGTACCGCGCTCGGGTTCGCCAAGGATATGCACGGCCGCGTTGCTTACGATCACTCAGCCGGCGCGTGGACTCTTTGGGATGCCAAGGCTGGCGCATGGATTCAGGACACGACGGGGCGCGGTTTCGCCACCATTTTGGAGTTTGTCGCCCAAACGCGGGCGCTGTTCGGCGGCGGGGAAAAAGCCCTGGCGGCTATCTCCTTCGCAAGTGCCGTCGAGCGTGCGGCCAAGACGGATCCGCGCCTTGCCGTTTCGTCTGGCGTTTGGGATCCCGACCCGTGGCTTTTGGGCGTTCCTGGTGGTGTCGTGAACCTGCGGACGGGAGTCCTGCAGAACGCCGACCCGGCGCACCGGATAACCAAACAGACCAAAGTGGCACCTGCTAACCCCGGGACCGTGGCGCCGCTTTGGCTGGCGTTCCTCGCGTCGGCCACCGGTGGCGATGCGTCCTTCGTCGCCTATCTTCAACGCCTGGTCGGGTATTGTCTGACGGGCGACGTATCCGAGGAAATGCTTGCTTTTCCTTATGGGCCTGGCGGCACCGGTAAGGGGACGCTGTTCGGCACGGTGGCGTCGATCATCGGCGCCTACGGGCTGCAAATGCCGATTGAAACCTTTTCGAAAAACTCGAGACAGAACCCGGAATATGCGCGGGCGCGGATGGTCGGCGCGCGGATGGTCATGGCGTCCGAAACCGAAAGCGCCTCGGGGTGGGCTGAATCCAGTCTGAAGGAATTCAGCGGCAACGAAGGGACGATTTCGGCGCGTGAGCCTTACGGCAAAATGTTCAATTACCGGCCGCAATTCAAAATCCTGATTCTCGGCAATCACGCGCCCGCACTGAAAGGCCGCGATACCGCGATGGAACGCCGACTCCATGTTATCCCGTTCGAACACCCGCCGGCGGTGCGCGACGCCACCCTGAAGGCTCGGCTGCGCGCCGAATGGCCGGCGATCCTGCGGTGGATGATAGACGGTTGCCTGCTGTGGCAACGCGACGGGCTCGGCATGTGCCGCGCGGTAGAGGCGGCGAGTCGCGCGTATTTCGAGGAACAAGACTCACTAAAAGCATGGGCGGCTGAACGGCTTGAGATCGGCGCCGGTTGCCGGGCGAAACGCGCAGACTTGTTTTCGGACTTCTCGGCGTGGTGCCGAGCCAACGGCGAACCCGCATCGTCCGCGCACGAATTTTATGAGTCTGTATGCCGATCGTTGAATCTAAATCACGCGAAGGGCGCTGACGGCGTGCGGTACCTGAAAGGCGCCGATATCCGCAAAGAGGGAAGGGTGATCCCGGCGGCCGAATTTTCTGACGTATCGGCGCTTTTGCACTAGCGGCGGATATCCCGTCGATAACTAGACGACACGACTCGCCACGGCCTAACGTCGCGACATGAAAACATTTATCCTGCTCGCGGCGTTGGTCGCGTTATCCGGTTGCGCGCAGCTTCAACAGCAAGCCCGTGAACGCCAGGCGGCCGCCGACCGCCTCGAGCGGATCCAGACTGACCGCCTGGCGACAATCCCGCGATCCGATCAAATCGAGTGTGCGATGCAAGGCCAGCAGGCCGACGCCATGACGCAGGATCCGCGTGCGCTGCTGAACCTCGAGGCGGCGGCTAACGGTGCGCGCGTGCGGCAGGCTTGCCTTGACGCGCGGTATGCGCGGGCGCACGGCAACTAATCGGACGCGGCGCGGCGTAGTCATGTCGCAAAAATAGAAATAATCTCATTACGGGTAGCGGCCGGCGACGGCACCCCGCGGCAGGCTGCCCGCCGTTAGCTTTTGTCGATTTCCACCGCGTAAACGATTGATAATGCTATCTTACTTACCAGGGGAATCATAATGACGGCAGAACGGCAGCTATTTTCACAAACAACGCCTCTATAGGCGCGCCTGCCCGCACACGCGCGCGGCATGAGTTTGGTTTGGCCTGCCGTTGCCTGCCGTTGGCCGTTTGTTCTCATTCGTGCCGTAAACAGGCGGTGGTGACGTCCGGGCTTTCGCCGAGGGGGCAACGGTCAATCCGTGGGGTATGCCAGGGGCGGCGCGGGTTGTCGGGGTACAGGCCTAGCCGGCTGGCGACGTGACGCCCGCGTGCGCCTCGCGCTGGCCCGGCCCGGCACCGATCGAAGGCCGTCTAAAGGCCGGGGGAGGTCTAAGTCAAACCGATTTGGAGAAGGCCAGCCGCGTTATGGTCGATGTATCACAAACCGGGAGAATCCAGAGGCGCGCCGGTTGCGGGTCGGCTGGGCGGCCTTTGGATCCGCTGCACCCGTGTTGGGCACCGGACGCGGCCATGAAGCCCCTGGACGCCTCGCGCTGGCCCGGCGCGGCATGGTCTGAAGGCCGGGGGGGGAGGTCTAAGTCTGGCGGATTTAGAGCACCTTATCCGTGCCATGCCTACGTTTACGCAGAAGACGATCCCCTACGTCTTTTGTTCCGAGGTCATGATACAGCGAAATACTGTATCTCGCGAGGATACAGGCCCTTCGTTACCTGCGCTTTATGAATAGCGTCGGCCAGAAATGGTCGGCTAATCTCCCAATGAAAGAAGTTTTGCGGGCGGCGATCTCGCCTCGATATCCGCGCTATTGGAGGTTGATCGGTGTCTAATACCCGCGCAAAACGCCATCAAACAGGGGACGAACCCGTCGAATTGGCGTGTCCGCGTTGGCTGTCTAAAGGTGCGAAGCGTTGGTTCAAGCATTTTGCGCCCCTGCTGGCGCAGCGCGGGACAGTAACCCGGCTTGACGCTGCGGGCTTGGCGGAACTCGCCGAAATCGCCGCAGACGTGGAGAATTTGCGGTCAGCCGTGGCAACCCACGGCCCGGTATATGAATGCAACACCGTGACCGGCGGCCGAATGGTGCGCGCGCGGCCCGAGGTTTCCATGCTGGCCGATGCGTCACGCCGCCTGAAAGCCTTTTTGGACGCGTATGGATTAACGCCCGCCTCCCGTGAGTCTGCCGGCCGTGGGTAACTTGTTCGACGCCAAGCCCGCCCGTTCGGGGCGCAAGTTGGTCCCGGCCGATGAGTACTTGGCACCCGACGTTTGGAATTCGGCCACGCCGGCCGAACGCGCCGATTGTCGCCGCCGCGCAGCCGAGCGGGCTGCGCGGACGCTCGCGGCAGACGCTGAATCGCAGCGGCATAACGGAAAGTCTGAATAGTGTCCGGTTCCACAACGCTATCACTCGAGATTGACGACAACGTAACGCCAGGGGCAAACGCCGCCACGGCTGCGCTGTCGCGCATGGCGGACGCCGCCGACACATCAACGGCGGCGATCACGCGGGCCGGCGCTTCCGCCGACGCGTTGACCCGCAGGTATGTCCCGGCCGAGGCAATCGCAAACAAGCTGGCAATCGCGCAGCGGAACCTGGCGCAAGTCACGGCGACGATGGACGCGGCCGTTGCGGACGGCTCGAAAACGATGGACCAGCGCAACGCCGTGGTGGACGGCGCCGCGGCGCGAGTCCAAGCGTTGACGGCCGCGACGAACGGGATGCTTCCCGCGAACGCCGCAGCCGTCGATTCGCACGGCCAGGTGACGAACGCGGCGAACCGCTCGAGCGGCGCACATGCGGGCATCACCCGCGAGTTGATTATCATGGGCCATGAAGCGCTCATGGGGAATTACACCCGGCTTCCCGGGTCAATGATGGTGTTGGCGGAACGGTCGGAAACGGCACAATCAGCCATTTCGAGCCTTGGCGGGATGCTGCTGACGGCTGGTGGCGCGATGGCCGGGCTTGGCGTGGCGGCCGTGGCGGTCGGCGGCTATCTCGTTTATCAGGCATACGAAGCCGACAAGGCTTTCCAGACGCTGAACAAAACCCTAGCGCTGTCGCGTGCCGATTTCGCGGATATGGCGCTCGAGGCGACAAACGCAGCGAAAGCTGTGGGCGCGGTCGGCGGTGGCACGAAAGCTGACACGCTCGCGGCGGCCGGCGTTATTTCCGCTGTCCCGACGTTCGGCGGCGATCAGACCGAATTGCAATCGTTGTTGACGCTATCCGGCCGCCTCGCGGTTGCGATGGGGACCGACATGGCGGCGGCGGCCGGCGTGGTGGCGGCGTCGTTGAAGGACCCGGCGGCAGAGGCGAAAACGCTTGCGGATCAAGGTTTCCGCTATCTTGACGACGCCACGGTATCGCTGATTACGCACCTGGAAAACTCGGGCGAAACGGCGAAGGCGCAAGCCCTGCTGCTCGACCGGCTTCACCTGTCCGTGGATAGCGTTGCGGACTCGTATAAATCGCTCGCGGATAACATCGCAGCGGCGCACGCGGCCGATCAAGCGAAATGGTCGAGCGGTGGTCCGTCTGGTGCGGCGGCACTCACGCCAGACGCCACAGGGCGCCCGGTGTTGCTCGGCCCGGTGCAGGCGGACGGCCAGCGCGCGGTCGGGCTTATGCAGGTCAACCCGCAAACGGCGGCGGGCCTCGGCTACAGCAATATCAGCACGCAAGACAACAACATCGCCGCCGGCATGGCGTATATTCAGCAACTCGCGGCGTCCGGTCGGTCAAACGACCAGATCGCCGGCGCATACAACATGGGGCCGACCGGCTACGAGAAGAACCCCGGCGCGGCGACAAACTATATCGCGAAGGTATCGACCGCGAACACGTCGAGCCTGCCGGCGGACGTAGCGAGTCAAATCGAGTATTGGGGCCAGGTTTACGGTTTGACGCCGGATCAAATTGCCCTTGGTAAACGCATGGCCGTGGTGGAATCCGGCGGCCGGCAATACGGGGCGCCGATCACCGCGAACGATCAAATCCTGGCGTTGAACCCGCAACAGGGGCCGAACGTGTCGGCCGCTGATATCCGCGCCGGCCAGGTGTCACAGGCGACGCTAAACGACACATTGCGCGCGACGGCCGGGATCAAGCCCGCAGGCGGCACACAGGACGCGCAGGCGGGCCGGGATTTACAGGATACGCTTGACCGGCTGACGAAGGCGCAGGCGCTGGTTTCCGAGGGTTCGCCTGAATGGCAGAAACTACAGGAACGCGTTGACGCCACGACGGCGGCTTATCAGAAGTGGCAAAACCCTCTCGGCGACACGATTGACAAGCTGAACGCCGAGGCGTCCGCGCTGTTGAGCGGCGCCGATGCGTCCGACAAGGGCCGGGTAGCCGTTCTGCAGGCGCAAGCGGCATCGCAGGCGGCGGCACTGGCGGCCGGAAAATACACCGATAATATCGACGCCCTGACGACCGCGATCCTGAACAAAAACGCCGCGCAAGAGGCGGACAAGGGCGCAAAGGTTGTCGCCGACCTGAAGGATCAGGCGGTGGCGGCGGCAGCGGCGGCACAGGCGGCGGCACAGGATCCATCCGCACAATATTACGCCGCGCTCGACGCGCAGATTCAGAAAGCGACGCAATCCATGCGCGCGTCGCGCGATGCCACCACGGACCCGGCTATCCGGGCGGCGCTCGATTCCGAGGTTCAACAGGTGGACACGTTGACCCGCGCGACGGCCGCGCTCGTGCTTCAGAAGCAGGCGGCGGGCCAGGAATACGGGCAGAAACAACAACTCGCGTATTTGCAAGAGGAAACCGCGACCCTCGGCGAAAACGCGGATATCCGGGCGCGTGACCTCGCGGTGTTCAAGGAACGCCAGACGATCGAGCAAACCATGCCCGGTCTGATGCAGGACGAAAAAGACAAGCTCGTGGCGAACGCCGCCGCAATCGCCGACGCGACAACGAACCTCCAAAGGCAACAGCAGACCGTCAACGAAATCGGTAACGCGCTGACTCAGGTCGCCGACCAACTCGGCCAGGCGATCACCACGGCGTTCGTATCGGGCCAGGGCGCGGCCGTGAATTGGGGGAACATCACGCGCGGCGTTATCGCGAGTGTGCTTCAAGAGGTTCTGAAGCTCGCGGTTATTAACCCGATTCTAAATTCGGCGCTTGGCACGACGCGGACAACGGCGGGCGACGTATCGAGCGTTGGCGGGGTTTCCTCCTCGGGCGGGTCCGGCGGTATTGGTAGCCTGCTTTCTACGGGCAGTAGTCTTTACGGCCTGTCGGGTTCGGGATCGGGTTCGTCCCTGCTGTCGAGCATGGGCATAACAGGGGCGGGCGGTATCCTTGGCGCGTCGCTGTGGGGCACGGCCGGCACGGCGACATCGGAAAGCGCGGCGGCTAACGTCGCGTCACTAGGCGCGGATGCTAACTTAGGCGGTGCTGCGGGCACGGCAGGCGAAACGGGCGCGGTAGGTTCCGGGGCGACGGTCGGCGGGTTCCTCGGCGGCGCGGGCGCGGGGTTCGCGGCGGGCAGCGTGCTGGGCGGTATGGAACAATCCTCGCTACACAAAACCGGGCCGGGGCCGATGGCAGGCGCGGCGGCCGGGGCGCTCGCGGGCGCGGCGATCGGTTCGGTTGTTCCGGTAATCGGAACGCTGATCGGCGGCGTTATCGGCGGCGTGCTCGGCGGCGCGGGCGGTGGCCTGATCGGCCCGCACAAGGCCAGCATCTATGGCGGCGTCGCCTTGAACGTCGACTCCAACGGTCTGTTGCAAACCGGCCTATCAGTGTCGCAGGGCATGGATAACTCGGCCAACGTCGCGCAGGCCAACGCGGACGTAACGGCCGTGAATTCCTTCCTGTCGGCGAACGGAATCAAGATCGCGAACCTTGGCCCTGGCATCGTGGCGAACGCCGCCACGCCGGGCAACGCGAACCCTGGCGGCGTGCAATGGATTGGCGCGGGCAACACGCCGAACGACCCGAATTTTTACGCGAGCCTGAATTCTGCGAACGCCACCACGGGCAAAACGGAATTTCAGAATTTCCAGTTTTCCTCGACCAACGCGGCCGTGAACAAGGCGATATCTGGCCAGACGTTCACGAACCTGGCGGCGCTGGAAACGGCTGTCACGAATATCCAGACGTTCGTGAACACGACCGAACCGGCATTGATCGCCCTCGGCGCGTCGCCGACCGTGAATGGGACGCTCACGACTCAAATCACCAACCTGAACACAGAATTCCAGGCGGCGATTACTCAGGCGACATCGCTTGGTCTAGCGACGACGGACCTTTCGGCCGCTTGGACGGCGGCGACGAAGGCGGCGAATGACGCCGTGGCGGCACAGATCGCGGCGACGGACTCCGGGTTCACATCGCGCTACATGACGGCCGCCGCCTCGATTTCCGGGAACCCGGCAGACGCACAGGCGGCGCAGCTTTATGCGTTCGACACGTCGGCCGCCTCGCAACGCACCACGCTCGACGGCCAGCTTGTGGCGATTTACGGCGATTCCTATAAATCGACGGCCGCCTACGCCGATCAAATGGCGCAGCTTGAAAAGATGCTCGGGGAAGAACGGCTGGCAATCCAGCAGTCCTATAACGACAAGCTGACGGCGACCGCGACGACGGGAGTCACGTCGCTGGCGTCCTACGTCCTGAAGCTACAGACCGGCACGAATTCGCCGTTATCGTCTGCCGCGCAATACTCGCTTGCCGGGCAGCAGTTCAACGCGGACGCCACGGCGGCACAGGCCGGAGACTGGAATTCGTACACGAACCTGACCGGATACGCTGATTCCCTGTTGTCGGCGTCGCGGACGCAAAACGGATCCGGCACGGCGTATGCAGCGGACTTCAACCGAGTGCTGGACGTTATTTCCAGCCTGGCGACCGCCACACCGGACACGCTCACGGCGTCGATTTACGCCGCCCAAATGCAAACGCAGACGCAACAGTTATCAGCCGGCCTCGCAGCCGTGACAGCCGCCGTTAATGCGCTGCGGCAGGCGGCCGGCGCACCGTCGAGGATCACCGCTTAAATCGAAGGAAGTATCATGCCGGATATCGTTGATTTTGGCGCGGTTCGTGCCGCGGCCAAACCTCCCGCGCAGCCTGTGCGTCAAGCGCCGCATGGACCGAACACTGACACCGCGCTGCTGGACTTGGTAGTTAAGCTATCGGGCCTGGCCCACACGCTCGGCGTCCAACTTGCGGCCGTGGAAGCGACGGTAAAGGTTCAGGCCGCACAAATCGAAATCCTACAGACGGGCTTTCGCATGCTGGCATCAAAACATCGGACGGACGCGGGGGAAAACCATGTCGGGTAATCTGCCGGCGCACGACGCCACAATAAACGAGGCGGTGCTGTCGGCGCTGTCGGACCCGGCGACCGCAGCGCGATTCCTTTCTGCGATAGCGGAACAGACGGGCGCCGCGGTGTTTCGAAGCGCAGCCGGAATGCTGCGCCGGGGCAACGTGGGCGGCCGACCGCGGCACGATGACGCCGCCGCGATTACCCGTATGGCGACAATGCTGACTGACGGCACCGCAAATTCGCCGGAACAAGCGGCCCGGTTTGTGGCGCGGACTCTGATCGGCGAAGTATCGACGGATGCGGCCGCAGCGCGTCTCGCAAGAAAATACAGGTCCGCCGACAAAACCTAGTATAATGTCAATGGCGACCATGAATCGCGCCGGGTATATTTCGAATATCGAAGGAGCGGCACCCATGGTTACTACTGAAATCCCGACGCTATCTAGTATTTACCCCGAATGGCGCGCGCTATCCGATCGGCTACGCGATCTGTCCGAGCGTGAAAATCAAATCACCCGGGAAATGCAGGATATTGAAAAGGAACAACGCCACCGCAACCGGGTAATGTTTCAACCCCCGGTCACGGATATCGTATCCCAACCCAAAGGCAAGGCGCCTATCAGCGACGCGGCCCGCGCGTTGCTTGGCGACGCAGCGCCCGCCCCCGAGGCACCGGCCGATAAACAACGCCAATTCGTCCACAGGCGTTGGGGGGACGCGGACTTGCATCGTCTTGGCACCGAATTGGCTGCCGTCAGAGAAGCAGTTGCCATTTTACATCCATTGCTTGCCGAGGCCCATACAGCCGGATCGAAACTGCTGTGTGACGCGCGGATGGGCGATTACCGCCCCGTTGCGGCGCGGTTGTCTGCCGCGCTGATTGAACTCGGGGACGCCATGTTGGCCCATGACGCGCTCACCCGCGACATGGTGAACCAAGGCGCGTCCTGGCATGACTGGCGCCCCGTGGATATTAACACGCTGAAGACGGCAATCGGGGAACCCGGCAACCGGTACAGCCGACTCCGCGTGCTTCTGGCGGGCGCGGCCGAGGGCGGGCATATCGAGGCCACGGCAATCCCCGCGCATTGGAATTCCGGGACTGATCCCGCCGCCGCCGAACCGGCCGTGGCGGTGTCCGGCACCAAGGCCAAGGCCCGCGATTGGGGTGCCGGTATGCGGGACGCCCTGGCATCCACACAACGATCGCTCGCGCGTATCGAGCGCCCGACTGGTCAATAGCCGGCGCGACAAACGCCCAATCGCCAAACACATCGAAAGCAAAATATTATGACTGCTAAAGAAATGCGGCAACGGCGCGCGAAGTTGGTTGAAGACGCCCGCGCGTTGTCACGAAAAAATGGGACGGCCGCTGTCGTTGACCTGATGCTGACGGAGGCGGAAAATCTGAAAGCGCGGATCAACACCACTGAACGCGCCGACACATTGTTTGCCGAACTCAGTCACGACATTGGCCGGCGTTCTGTGGATATTGGCGCCGGATTCGTGACCGATGCCGCGCGGGAACAGCGCGTGTTCGCCAGTATCGTGGCGGGTGAAGGCGGCGCATTATCGGACGCCGACAAGAGCTATTTCGCCGACACCATCGCGCGGGATAACCGCATCTTGGCAGCGATCACGTCCGACTCAGTCGGCCGCCTATCCGCCGAGGATCAGGGGCACCACGCTCGCAACTATAAAGAGCCGGGGGCCGGTATCCGTGCGGCTGGCAACGAAGCCACGGCCAGCGCTGGCGGGTACACCGTTGCGCCGCTGTTTGAAGCCGAATTGCTGATCGCCATGAAGGCCTTCGGCGGGATGCGTTCGGTTGCGCGGACGATCCAGACCCCGACCGGCGCGGCTCTGCCTTGGCCGACCATGGACGATACCGGCAATGTCGCCACCATCATCGGCACCGAAAACACACAGTTGACCGCCGATACTGACCTGGCGTTCGGCCAGGCGAATATTGGCGCTTGGACCTACAAGGCTGGCCCGTTGCCGGTGTCGCTGGAATTGATTCAGGACACGGCCTTCGATTTCGAATCGTTGGTGCGGACTTCTATGGTTACCCGGTTTGCTCGCGGCCAGAACACCCACTTTACCGTTGGCACCGGCACAAACCAGCCTTCCGGTGTCGTTACTGGCGCTGCGCTTGGAAAAGTCGGCGCGACCGGCCAAACGACTTCGATTACATATGCCGACTTTCTTGACCTCGAGCACTCGGTGGACCCGGCTTACCGGGGCAAAGCCCGCTGGATGTGGCGAGACGACATTGTTAAGTCCCTCATGAAGCTCGCGGATTCAAATGGCCGGCCGCTGTGGCAAGCGGGGGTGGCCGATGGCGAACCCGATACGTTCCTCGGCTACGAATATACAGTGAACCAAGACCTGCCCTTGATGGTGGCAAACGCGAAGTCGATCCTGTTTGGCGATTTCAGCAACTACGTGATTCGCGACACGCTCGGCCTTCGCGTCATGGTCCTGCGCGAACGATTCGCCGATTACCTTCAGGTCGCATGGATGGCTTACGCCCGGACGGATGGTAAGCTGATCTCGGCGGCGTCGCCTGTCCGGTATTATCAGAATTCCTCGATATAGGCGGTAGGCGAAGCATGGGCGCTACCGACGCATTCCCCTCGACCTCAACCAGCCCGGCACGCGCCCGGGCTGGTACGAGCGGGGCGCCTGTGCCCGAGGGTGGCACTCACCCAAGCGCAGAACAGTTGCTCGAGGAAGAGCGGGCGCTGGGCAGGCTAGCGCTGCTTCACCCGTGCCACGCCCTTGTGCGACCGCCCCGCGTCGAAACGGGCGCCGTGCTCGACGTGGTGACTCCCCTGACCGACGCGACGGCCGAAGCTGCGCGGACACACCTAGGGGGCGGCGGCGTTGTCAGGTTTCACGGCCGTATGCCGGCGGATCTGGCCGCGGCGCGGGCGTGGCTTCAGTGCTGACCCTCGTATGCGGTGCGGCAGACTCAACCCTTCGGTTTTGACGTCACCCGTGAATTTTTGGCGCGCAATTTACGAAAACACGCGTCTATAGCGAAACCTTCGTCCATGTCGAAATCGTCCGGCGCAGCGGCGGGCGCCCGGCCGTCCTTGGCGTCAAGCCACGCGTCCAGGTGCTCGCGGAGATACACCTTGCGGCCGGCCGATATCCGCGTCGCTTTGATGCCCTGCCTCTCAAGCAATGACTCGGATATGCCGCAGTAGGCGGCGGCCAGCGGGGCGGCCATCCCTCGTGGCCAATCTGGCATGGCCCTAACAGCGGACGGGCGTGGCACGGCCCTCGGCTGCCGCGTTGTGACGTTCGCCGGCGGTGGCGACACCACCCCTACGCCGACGCCCGGACTCGGGTCCGTCGCTGCCCCGGCCGGTGACGGCGGCGGCGGCCGATCGATGCTCACATACGCTTGCCGGACCTTGCGTTCGACGCCCGCATTGTCCCGCGTCACATAGAAAAGGCCCTTCGGCGATTCCTTGTATCCCACAACTTCGGCAAGGATCGTTTTGCCTCGTAGGGTTACGAAAACGGATATCCCCGGAGGAAGGCGTGTTGCGGTTTGCATTGGGCGATTGCTCCTGATCAACGGCAAACCTTGTTCGCTTACGACAAGGCGCCCCGATCTCACGCCGACATCGGCGACAACTATTTGGGAGCGTCCGGCGGCGGCGAGACGGACAAATCCCGCAAACCAAACCGGCAGGCGCCATGAAAATAAATATTGGATTTCGCAACGGCCGAAATGCGGAATGATTTCACGCCGATAGAAGGCGGCGATATCGCTACGGTAGCCCACAGGAATACTAAGTCTTTGAAAATAAAGGCGTAGGGGTTGACGCGGAGTTCACCTGAATGTGAAGTCTCGGCTTCAGGACCGGTGGTGGGCATCGGCCCTGAAGCCTAACGAAGCCAAAAGGACAACACCCTTATGACAACCGCTAATCCCCAACATACCACGCCACGCAAGCTGAACAAACTACAACGCGACGTTAGGGCCACGCTCGAATCGGTCGGGCTGGCGGGCCTCGATCTCCGGGTCGGCGAAACCCCCATCCTTGAAATTCCGGCCGACGATCTCAGGCGGTTGGCGCGAAGGCTCATGAACCCGTTGGGCGCTGACTCCCGCCCTGCGAGAAAGGTTGTTGGCCCCGATACCCCCGGCCCGAACCGCGCCGCACTGGTAGAAAGCGCGCGCCTCGCGTGCCTGGATCGCGGCGTTGTTTGGGTCCGCGGGAACGTCGTGAGCCGATTCGGTAAAATGGCGCTTCGGGATATGGCGGATGACGATTTACAGACGATCGTGGCGGAAGCGGCGGGGTTGTCCGGTTCCTCGGCCGGGTTCCCGCAGATTTAGCCAAGGCGAGGGCGGGGCGGGGGCGCTAGTCCTTCGCTTCGCCCGCAGCCTTCAGTGCATCGGAGATTGTCTGATCCCAAAACGCCATCGCCTTGACTTGTTCGGGCCAACGGCTCGCGCGTTGATAAACACCTAATACCCCGCCGCGCGTGGCGGATTGCCGGTGGTTAAGCACGGCGTCCGCCACGGTTTCGGAAATCCCGGCCTCGCCTAGTGCCGTTGCGAATGACCGCCGGAAATCGTGCCAGGTCCACCCCTTCACGCCAGACGCGGTTTCGATTTCAGATTTGATATCGCTGAACGTATCCACCTCGCGTTTTGATTCAGGCGCGGGGAATACCAAGCCTTTTCCCCCGGTAGCTTTTTTGCGCTCGCGAAGAACACCCAACGCGAGGGCCGGGAGGTGTAAGCGGTGCGGATCTTCGTTTTTCGTCATGTGGCCGGGCTGGTGCCATTCGGCCGCCTCTATGTCGAGGTGCGACCATTGAAGGCGTCGCGCTTCTCCCCGCCGGCAAGGGACGGCGATCAGGAACCGCGCAAGGTCGCGCCATACAGGTTCGCGTAGGCTGTCCGCAGCTTTCCACAGCCGGGCCATGTCTGCCGGCGGCAGGTAGTGCGAGCGTGCTTTCGGCGCCTTGGGCCTGCGCGCCCGGCCAATCATCACGCACGGGTTGGCCTTGATGTGGCCGGCGTCCTGGCACCAATCCAGGAACCGGGACAACGAACCGAACCGGGCGCGCGCGGTTGCGGCCCCGCCGGATGCTTGGCGAAGCAGTTTCCGCAATTCGACGTCGCCAACGTCCGCCGCCGGCATATCTTTCGCGTCCATGATATCGACCGCCTGCCGCGCTTGCGCGATTTCCTCGGCAACGTATTTGGCGGACGGCAGTCCCGCCCCGCGCATTTTTGGGCGGGTCGGCAACGCCTTCTCGTATTCGACCATAAGCCTTTCGACTGTGGCACCCCGCTTTAACAGGGCCTCGGCCGCGCGCGCCCGCCGCTCGGCCGCCGGATCGATACCGGCCACGGCCAGCCCTTTAACCCGGTTCGCCTCGGCCCGCGCGCTTTCCGGCGAATGGGTTTCGGGGTTGCCGAGCGACACGGATTGGTTGGGCCAACGCTTCCCCGTCAACGGTTGTGTGCCGCGCGGCCTATAGGCGTAAGTCCATGTCATCCCGGTGGGGTTCACGATCAATGCCAGCCCCCGGCAATCCTTGTCACGGATGATCGTCCGCGATCCCGGCGCCCGGCGTCGCCAAGCTGCATCTATCGTGGCTTTCGTGATCTTGATTGGGCCTTCACTGGCGACACGCATCGAGGCTGGTTCCCGTCCTGTCTGATAGGACATTGACAGGACATTTTGTGCGGGAGCAAGCGTTTTGTTGCGTAAGACGGCGGGGTAGAAACCGGCTAAGTGTATCTTTTAAGGATATAATTCAATGATATAGCGGGAACCTGCGTTGGTCGGCGGGACTTAAACCCTTTGATTCGTAATCAGTAGGTCCACAGTTCGATTCTGTGCGCCGGCACCATT